TAGTTTTCATCTACTAGGTAAGTCACAAGAGAGTTTAACTTACGTATAATACATATACTCTATGAAAAAAAAAATTCAAAAAATAATTTGAGAGTGTAAAAATTCAATATACCTGTTTAGTCTATACACTAAAATTTTAAAAAAACTTAAAAAAATTAAAATAGACCTTGACAAACTATCTAAAAAATGCTATATTATATATGTCAGATGACAGAAAGGAAGATAATATGAATATTTTAGAAATTGAACAAAAAAGAATAAAAATAGAGCTAAAGGAATTAAAAGAAAGTATCGAAGATATCTATAGTTCATTAGAATATACTAAAGATATAAAAGAATTAAATACTTTAGTAAGTCTATTAAGAGTGTTATACTTAAAAAGGGATTATTTAGAACAGATAAAATCGAAACTATTAAAAATATCGCTAGGGGAATAAAACTCCCCTAGTAATAAAAAATAAGAAAGGAAGAAAATATGAGACTTAAAAAATGGGTTAAGATTGTTTTAGATTTGATTTTTATAATATTATTACTTATATTGATTATAAAAATTAAAATAGAAGATAAAAAAGCACTGAATAACTGCTTAAATAATGGTTATAGTTATAACTATTGTATAAAAAATTTATAAGGGAGTGAAAAGAAAATGAATTTTAAAGAATATGATAAATTTATTAGTGAACATAAATTTGATATGTTATTTATGATTATTTACTATAATTTGAAATGTAATGAGTTATCTGAAAGTTTAACAGATGGTGAATTAGAAACATTAATTACTTATATACATAGAACTTATTTAAAAGATGAAATGCATTTAGATTTAGCACATATTTGCGATAAAGCATTAGATTATAAGAATGAAATCTTAAAAGATATATTAAATGTATGGGATTTCTTAGGTGTTTGCTATGACTAATACTTATTTAGTAAAGTTTTATTATATGAATAAAGATTACAATCTATATGAATATCAGATGTTTGAATTGTTATTGCAAGCTAAAAATAATACTATAGATGATGTAGTAAAAGAAGAAATAAAAAAATTTGAAGAATTAAATAAATATAAAATAGAACAATATAATATTTATTTACATTTAAAAGGAGGAAGTTTAAAATGTTAAATCAATTAGTTTTAGTGGGAAGAATAAAAAAGGTAGAAGATAATACTATTACTTTATCAATACCAAGAAATTATAAAAATAATGAGGGTATTTATGAAACGGATTTAATACCAATTATATTACCTGAAAGTATACTTGAGAAATCAAAAGAATATTGTAAAATAGATGATGTAGTAGGTGTTAAAGGTAGACTAGAAACTAAAGAGGGTAATATTATTGTAATAGCTGAAAAAATGACATTTTTATCAAGTAACCAACGTGATAGACTTTGTAAGTAAAGAAAGGTTGTTTTATATGTATAAACTAGATATAATCAATTTAGAAAGTAATAAAAGATTTATTAAAAATTTTGATAGTGTATATCTAATGAATAAGTTTTTAAATAAATGTAAATATAGTAAAAGAATAAAAGTTGTTAGTATTATAAAGGAGGTGTTTTAGATGAAACTAACGAACGTTACTTATTTTATAATAAAAACAATTATAACAATTATATTAATAGTTTTACTTTTGGTTAATAGTTATGACTTTTTAGATGTAATTTGTTTTAATAAAATTGTAGTCTTATATATAACTTTGTATAGCTTTATACAACTTATAATCGAATTACAAAGGACTTGGTGGAATAAATGAAAAGTTATAATTTAATAAAAAAGAAGAAAACTATTAATAGAGTGTTAACAATACACTCTAAAAAGCAAGGGGTTTTGATTGATTATTCTAGTAGAAGTGAGTTTTTAACAAATGATGAACTAGAAACATTAGTAAAAACATTGAAAAAAGTTTTAAGAGATAGGGGATATTATGAGAACACAGATAATAGAAGAAACTCTAAATAAATTAGAAAAATGTAAAAGCTTAGAAGATAAAAAAGAAGTAAAAAAAGAATTTTATAAATTAAATTTTAAATTTTGTATTTTAGATACAATGTGGCAAGAAATAATGAGGAGGTTTAACAATGTGTGAAAAAGAGGAAGATTTACAAGTAAATAATACTTATGAAGATGATTATGAGGATAATTATGAAGAATTAAAACTAAAAAAGGATGGTGATATTTAATGGCTTTATTAGACGCAGTTAACAGAGTTACAATTCCAAAACACTTAAGAGATAAATATAATTTAAAAGCAGGAGAGCATTATAGACTTTATGATAATGGTAAAACAATTGAGATTATACCTGAAAAACAAACTTATGAAATATTAGAAACAGATATGACAGAATTAAGAAAATTATACTTAATGTTAGAAAACTCTGGTTTATTAGATGAATATTATGACAGAATATTAGCTGGAATAACTAAAAAAAGTGAGCTTAAATGTGAAAAATGTGGTAATAATTTATTTTATGTAGATGAAAACACCTGTAAATGTTTTATATGTAAATAGGAAGTGATTTTATGCTTTATAATTTATTATATGACTATCAAAAGAAAACAGTTGATGAATTAAAAGAATTCAATTCCTGTGGTTTATTCTTTGATGTTGGTTGTGGTAAAAGTATAACTAGTTTAGCTTTATATGAAGATAAATTAATAAAAGGTCAGGTAAATAAACTTATAATTGTATGTTTATGTGCTAAAATAAAAGAATGGGTCTGCGATTGTGAAAAATGGTTCCCATTTAGTAAAGTTATAGTTTTAGATAATAAAAAACAATCTAAGGAAGATTTTGTAAATGAAAATTTTGATATTGCTATAATCAATTTTGAAAAGACATGGAGATATAAAGATTTAAGACTTATAAATAATAAATATTATATTATTATTGATGAATCTCATAAGTGCAAAGAACCAACAACTAAAGTAGGTAAATTTATGGCAGAATGGAGCTATAAAACACCTTATAAATGTATCTTAACAGCAACACCTATGAATAATGGTTATGTAGATTTATATAATCAGTTATACTTTATTGGTTTAATAGATGGGAGCTTTCAAGCTTTCAAAGATAAATATTGTATAGAAAAAATAATGTATTTCCCAGGTATGAAACCATTTAAAAAAATAGTAGGTTATCATAATACAGAATATTTAGATATGTTAGTTAGTAAATATACAAGATACCATGAAAGAAAAATAGATGATGATTTAATACCTAGTGAGATTGTAATACCATTTGAATTAGATAAACAATATAATAAAATAGCAAAAACAAGGGTTTATGAAGATATTTCTCTTGATAAAGTATCTAGTAAACGTATAGGTTTAAAATCGCTTTGTAGTGGAACTATTATGGGTAATGCTTTAGTAGATATTAACGGTAATAGACATAGGGAATATCAGCTTAATACTTATAAATTAGATTGGATTAGAAGTTTTGTTGAAGATTTTAATGAAAGAGTAGTTATATTCTATTGTTTTGACCATCAAAGAGATCAACTTTATGAAATGCTAAAGAAAATGAAAAGACCTGTTGCAAGATATTGTGCTGAATATAAAGAAGAAGATGTATTTAAAAATAATGATAATGCTATAATTTTAGTTCAATATAAAAGTGGTTCTACTGGTATAGATTGGTTAAAACAAAGTTACGTTGCTATATTTTATAGTTTACCAGATTCTTATTTAGAATTTTATCAAGCTAAAGGAAGATTAAATAGGCATGGACAAACAAAAAAGCCTTTATATTACTTATTAGTAACAAAGGGAAATAATAGTGTTGATGAGTTAAATTATAAAGCTTTAATAAATAAACAAGATTTTACAGATGAGTTTTTTCAAAATAATTTTAGAAAGGATTAAATATTTATGTATTATGAATGTGTAAAACAAGATACTTTTGGTAAATTGAAATTAGGAAAAACTTATTATATAAAAGATAATTGGTTATATAATGATAACAAAACAATTAAAGTATATCATATTAATAGTTATCAATTAAAAAATATGTTTAGTTTAAGGGAGAAATAAGAATATGGAAGAAATAATATATTTTTATAATGTTAAAGATGGAAAATATTATCAATCAAGATATACTCACCGATGGTTGAATAATTTAGAACAACGATGTAAAAAGCAAAAAGAAGTGATTAACAAAGTTAATAAATATATAGAAAAACATTCTTTCTTTGTTAATGACACTTGGTATAACAAAAAGATTGGTTATCCAAAAGACACATTTAATGCACAAGAAGTTTTAGATATGTTGAAAGAGGTGTCAGAATGAATATAGGTAATATTACATCTAATAATTTTAATTTAGATTTTAATGGCAAAGAAATGCAAATAGAAGTTTATGAACAATTAATAAAACAATTACAACAAGAAAACAAAATATTAAAAGAAAATGCAGAACATAATGACAAAGTAGTAGATAAAGTTAATTGGGAAAATCAGTTATTAAAAAAAGAAAATAAAAAGCAAAAAGATAATTGGAATAAGTTAAAAAACTTTTTTATCAAAAATATTATAATGGAGAAAGAATTGATATAAAAGACATTTTAGATAAAATGCAAGAACTAGAACAAGGAAGTGATAATGGTGTATGAATTAAAATTATTTCCGTATGAAATAGATGAAATTAACAAATTAAAGGAAAAATAGTTATGAATAAAAGAGTCAAGCAATTTATAACTAAATGTTATAACAAAGAAAAAGATGCCTATTGCTGGATTAATACTAACAAAAAATTATCAGATGAAGAATTATTTGATTTAGAAAAATATTTTAATAGCAAAAATTATAATTTTATGTTGATTATAAATGGTTGTTCAGAATTAAGACCTCAAAGGACATGGGGAACACTACCCACATTTTTAAAAGGAACTGATGGATGCCATATTATATTTAAAAGTTCCTCAAATGCGTTTATATTGTGTAGTTGGTTGGATGGTTATGATGAATATAAAGATGATATTAAAGAACTGTTAGATTTACCTGATATTTTAGAAGTTAAAGTATTACAAGCAATAAAACAACAAATAACAGAATTGGGTTGGAAATAGAAAGGATTTGATAGATAATGATTGATTTAAGACAAGGCGATTGCTTGGAGTTAATGAAAGATATACCTGATAAGTTCATAGACATGATATTATGTGATTTACCTTATGGAACTACCACTTGTAAATGGGATGTAGTTATACCTTTTGAACCTTTATGGGAACAGTATAATAGAATTATTAAAGATAATGGAGCAATATTACTATTTGGCAGTGAACCTTTTTCCAGTAAATTAAGATTAAGTAATCTTGATAATTATAAATATGATTGGATTTGGGAAAAAACTATTGCTAGTAACTTTGTACTGAGCCAAAAACAACCATTAAAAAAATACGAAAACATAATGGTCTTTTACAAAAAACAACCTACATATAATCCACAAATGGAGTCAGGTAAACCATATATAGATAGAAGAAACACCGGATTTAGAAATGTAGTTGTAGGTAATGAAAATAATTTTAAAAGAACATCAATTGTAAATAATGGCACTAGATTTCCGAGTTGTATCCAAAAATTTAGCAATGGAAATAATAAGAACGTCCATCCAACACAAAAACCTATTAATTTACTTGAGTATTTGATAAAAACATATACTAATAAAAATGAAATAATATTAGATAATTGTATGGGTAGTGGCAGTTCAGGAGTTGCTTGTGTAAATACAAAAAGAAATTTTATAGGAATAGAATTTGATGAAAATTATTTTAATATAGCAAAAGAAAGAATAGAAAAGGCAGAAAAAGAAGTGAATAAAAATGAATAAAGAATTAGAATATAGAAAAAGTTATTTAGAATATCTTGATAGGCATTATCCTTTAAAAAGACAAAACTTTCAAAGTATTGGGAGGTAAAGAATGAAATTAGAAGTTGGACAGGAAAATGCTTTATTCCAAGTTTAGAATTCAGTGAAAATATAGGAATTAAAAATTGTGTTAAAAAATATAGAAAGGTATTTGGTAAATAATGAAATTTAAAAAGAATTGATGAACAAATATAGTATCAATTTATTTTGATAAAAGAGGGTTAAGGTTGTTAATGTAAGGAGAAAGATATGAAAGTTGAAAAGAAAAATAACAAATATTATGTTAATGATTTAGATTTAGAAGAAGTAATGGCAAATAGAAAATATGTTAATGAATATGTTACTAGAGAAATAGCAAGACTTAAAAGCATGATAGAAGATTTAAGTTTTGGAAATAAAACTATCATGGATATGAAAATTAGATTAAAAACTTTAACAGATATTCAAAATAAATTAAGGTTAAGAAAATGATTTCATTTTTAGCATTATTTAGTATAAGTTTACTTTACACTTTAGTGTTAATTACAAAATATTTATAGTTTATTTTTTTTAACAATTGTGATATAGTGAAAATACTAGGAGGTGAAATATGAGTGACTATAAAAAAATTGCTGATGATTTCTTATCAACAGGATGTGAACTTATAACTTTTAATTCAAGAGAAGAGTGGCTACGACTCAGAATGCAAGGTATAGGTGGCTCAGATGTAAGTGGTATAATGGGGCATAATCATTGGAAAAATCGAAAAGATATATTTCATAGTAAACAAATTTTACAACCTGAAATAACTAATGATGCTATTGAATTTGGAAATGCTTTTGAACCTTTAATATTTCAAGCATTTAAATATAAATATAGAAATGTCTATGAGACATTGGATTATAAAAATATTATGTTTAGAAATATATTTGTTCCTTATTTTCAAGCAAGTTTAGATGGTGTTCTAGTTGAAAAATCAACTAATAAAGTTGGTATTTTAGAAATTAAAACAACACAAGAAAAGAAATCTAAATGGTATTATGAAGATGGTTCTAAAGGAATTCCACAAGAATATATAGATCAAGCTATACATTATTTTATAACTACCAATGCTGAGTTTGTTGTATTTTATCCTTTAATAAATTATAACAGAGATAATATTGATAATGATATGACATTTTTAAAACCAAGAAGAATCAATCGTGATGATGTAAAAGATTACATGAAAGAAGTAGAAAAAGTATGTTCAGATTTTTGGATTAATTACGTTAAAAAAGGAATTGAACCTAAAAATTTAGTAACATTTTAAAAGAAAGGAAAGAGAAATATGTTAAATGAATTACAAAGACCTACATTAACTATGAGTTTAGATGTAGAAATACCTGAGGTGCCTGTATTAAATCATAATATGGGAAAAGTTGAAGAATTTTCAAAAGAATTATGTAGTTTTTATGAAACATTATTAGATAATGATGAATTAGATGTAAAAACTATTAAATCTGAAAGAACTAAAATAAGAAAATTTATGACAACAGTTGCAGATAATAGAAAAAGGACTGTTAATGCTTATAAAGAACCAATAAAAGATTTTGAAGACACATCAAAAAGAATTGAAAAGAATTTAAAAGCTTTAGATGAAAGAATGAAATCTATTGTTGATGCAGAAAAAGCTTTATTAGAAGACCCATTTGCTGGATTATCTGTTAATAATAAGAAAATTATATTAACTTGTCCTGAAGATAAAGTTAATATGATTATAGATTTTGCAAATAAAAATAATATAGAATGGGAGGAAATGAAATAATGGAAGAAGATATTAAAAACAATAGTATTTATGCAAAATTAAATGTAGTTCGTTTAGAACTAAGTAAAAAGATGGAAAAAAGTGGAGTAAATGATTACAGTCATTATGATTATTTTCAATTAAAAGATTTTGTTCCACAAACTATTGCACTATGTAATGAACATGGTCTATTTACTTTATTTTGGGTAGGTAAAGAAAAATTAAATTTACCTTCTAAAAAAGTAACAGAAGAAAAATTTGATGAAAGTGGTAATCCAATAAGTATAGTTACTACAGAAGAATCTAATTTTACTTATGTGGAATATGGTTATTTAAGAGCACTTGATTTAGAAACTGGTGAAGAAATTTTACTAAAAAAAGAAACTAGAGAGTGTCAAGTTATAGGGGCACAAGCTATTCAAAATTTAGGAAGTAAGTCAACATATATGAAAAGATATTTATATATGGATTTATTAGAAATTAATGAAAATGATAAAATAGAAGAAATGACAGGATCTCCTGTAAAGGCAGAAAATAAACCTGTATCTAAAACTAAAAAACCAAAAGTAACAGAAGTTAAAGTTGTAGAACAACCTGTTATGAATACACAAGAAATACCTGAGGTCACACCTTATAATGTGAATGAAGTTTTAGAAAAACCTGTAGAAAATGCACCTCTAAATGTTAATACAGATGAATTAATGTCTATGGAAACTAAAATGGGGATAGCAAATCATATAAAAAGTGTTGGACTAGATCCTAGAACAACAATAATAGAAATTGCTAAAGAATTAGGAACAGATGTTCCACAATTAAAAGAGTCTGAAAAAGATAAAATATTAGAAATTATTAATAAGAAAGTAGGTAAATAATATGGATAATAAAAAATGTAAAATTTATGTAACTTGGGATAAACTAGATGTTGAAGGAAGTAAAGCTGACATAATGACAATGTTGGCTACATTATTACAAAGTTTAAGAGAAGAAAAAAGTGCAGATGATAAAGACATTGATATGATTGTAAAACAAAGTAAGAAATCAATAAAAGAATTACAAAAAGAAAACGAAGCTATACTAAAAGAAATAAAAAAGAAAATTATGAATTCAATAAAAGACATATTTAATGAAGATGATGAAGAAGAAGAGGAGGAAATTTTATGAATCATATAGTTATATCAGGAAATTTAGTTGATAAAGTAAGAGTAGCTAATACAGCTGATGGTAAAATTAATGCTTTTGGTAAAATTGGGGTCTATAATGGAAAAACTAGAGATGGACAACAAAGAGAATCTATGTTTTTTGATATAGTTCTATTTGGAAGAAATGCTGAAACATTAAGAGATTTAGGAAATAAAGGAACACCTGTTATAGTATCAGGAAGATTAGAAGAAGATAAAAGTGTTAGTCAGACTAATGGACAAACTTATGTTAATAAAAGAATTATATGTGATGATGCAAATGTTTTAGTTAAACCTGTTTCAACACAACCTTATCAACCAACTGTTCAACCTGTTCCAACACAACCTATGGCTCAACAACCTTATCAAGCTCCTCAATATAATTACAATACACCAGCACCTTATGCACAACAAGATCCATTTGGTGTTTAGGAGGTATTTATGGAATTATTTAAAAATGAAAAAAAGCAACCAATTAAATTCAGAGGGTTTAATTTTATAGGTTATCACAAAGATTATGAGCATGCTTGTTATTATTATAAGGTTCTTCCTAGAGATAATTTTGAACTTATGGAATGTATGTTAGAAGGTTATAAAAAACCTGAAATAGGAGCAGGAACAACTGTTAGCATAATAGATACATTTATGAGTAATTATTTAAATAATGAGAAAAAAGGTAAAAAATTTAAAAAACATGATGATTTTATTAAGGATGTTATTGAAAATTCTTATGGAGATTTTAAAGAAGATGTTAAAAATGCAATGTTTTCAAAATTTACTTCTGAAATTCCTAAAGAAATTGAAGAATCAAAAAAATTTAAAGAATATATAAAAAATGGTTATACAGTTCTTTATTGTAGTAATGATGAAAGTTCTGATAGAGTTATGGGAATTGTAAACATAGTATTAGTTACTGATCATCATATTAAAAGTAAAGACCCAAGAATTAATATAAATAGAACTTATACTGTATTTAAACCATTTAAATATAGAGTTTTACCTAGTTATGTAAAAGGTAAATCTAAAACAAAGTATTTAGAGGAGGAATTGCCTAAAATACCTGTATGTCACGACTTATTTAAATAATAAAAAGGAGGGAACTTTATGAAATTACATTTTTTTGAAGATTATATCAAAATAATATTTAGTCAAGGTAAAATTGAATCAACGTTCCCCAACGATAAGGGCAATGTTCAAATGTGTTGTCCTTTCGTGCATACAAAAAAAGAATTTGATAGTAATACATGGGAAGAAAAAGAAATAAGTTATTATGAAAAACAACCTAGTTCAAGTATAAATATGGAAAAAAGATGTTTTAATTGTTTTACATGTGGTAGGTCCTATAATGAACTAGATTTTGCTCAAGTAATTCTAAATAAAGATAAAGAAAGTATAATAAGAGAATATGCTGTAAAAGAAGAGTTAAAGAATGACAGTATAAATTGGAAGGAAATGCAACATAGAGCTCTTCTACAAGATGAAAAGACATTAGATAAACTATATAGCTTAAAAATAACAAAAGAAGCCATAGAAGAGCTAAATTTAGGTTTAATAATGAATTGTTTAGCAACTCCTGTTTTTAAACATGAAAGTCTTGTAAATATAGCAAGATATAATATAAATAAAATTCCAAATAAACCTAAAGTAGAATACAATAAAAATGCCAATACAGGTGATATAGTGCCTTTTGATATTTGGACAAAAGATTCAAGAGATACTATTATTTGTGAAGGTGAAAAAGATATGATAGTAGCACGAAGTCAAGGTTTAAATGCAATCACCTTGACAGGTGGTGCTCAAATGGCTTTACAAAAGGAATATCTAGAGTATTTTAAAGGGAGAAGAGTCTATATCTGTTATGACAATGATGATGTAGGTAGACAAGGTGCAATCAAAAGATATAAAGAATTAGAAAAATATTGTGATGTTTATATAACAGATATAAGCAGTGTTTGTATCTTAAATAAAGAAGATGTAACAGATTTTTTTGTTAAATACAATAAAAATTTCAATGACTTTTTAGACATATTAAAAAGCAAAAGTAGAAAACCAAATAAAGAAGAATTGGAAAAAGTTAAATCTAAAAAAGAATTAAAATTAACAAAAATTGAAGACAATATAAAAAACAGTTGCTTTAGAAAACCTCTAAAGTCAACTTTACAAATAATAGCTACATCTACCGAAACATATGCAACTCCTGAATATGCCATCTTTACTCCAAAAGAAAATGTAAAAGATATTGAATCAAAATCTTGGTTTTTATCTAGTTCGCATGAAAATTTTTTAGAGCTCATTGAAGGAACTGTAAAAACCAAAGAAATACCTGATATTATAGCATCTTTACTTAGTTTAGGCAATAAATGGAATCAATATTACAAAGTAGAAATAGGCACTTTACAAACTATATATAAAGTAACAGTTGCTGATATTGCTTTAGAAAATGATGACAAAGCTTCTGAATTTGTAATAGATTTATATTCTAAAACACCTTTAGATATTGGTAACATTTATGAAGTTGAATATAAAATTTATCCACATCCAAAACAAGGTAGAAGAATAATTGCTATTGCAACTACAATAACAAAAACTAATTATGATTTTGATACAGAAAATTTAAGTTTTATAGATAGTCTTAATAAATTTAAAGCAACTAGTAATATTGATCAAAAAATAAATGAATTATATGAAAGTGCTAGATGCCATATAGCACCTTATCTTAATAGAGATATTTGGTTTGCTATGGATTTGGTCTTTAATTCCCCTCTTGATATAACTTATAAAAATGTTATTAGAGGTGCTTTAGACATATTTGTTTTAGGAGATACCAGAACTGGTAAATCTGAAACTTCTAAAGCTCTTAAAAATTTATATGATTTTGGAGAAATAGTGCCTCTTAAAACTGCCACTGTAGCTTCCTTAATTGGTGGAACTGATGATAAGATTAAAAAAACAAAATTGGGAGTTATTCCTAGACATCATAAAGAACTTATTGTTATGGAAGAATTTAGTGGGGCTCCTATGGATTTTCTTAAAACTTTAACAGAAATAAGATCTAGTAACATGGTTAAAATTTATCGTGTTGCAGGTGACTTGCAAACACCTTGTAAGTTAAGAATGATAACAATTTCAAACCCTATTAGTGAAAATGGACAGCTTATGACATTGTCAGCTTATCCCAATGGTGTAGAGCCTATAAATGAACTTATAAAATCCCCTGAAGATATTGCAAGATATGATATGTTTATCTTATTTCCTAGAGTAGAAAAATTATCAAATCCTTTTGGAACAACTTTAAATAACAATTTGAAAATTGATGAAAAACATTATCAAATTAAAAGCAAATGGATAAAATCACTTACACATGAAAATATAATAATAAGTGATGAAGTAGGAAGCTATATCTTTGAAAAAGGTATAGAATTAAATAAAATATTTGAATGTAGTTTTACTGTTTTTGGTAGTGAAACTGATAAAAAAATAGCTAGAATGTCAGCAGCACTTGCATGTATGCTATGTTCAACAAATGATTTTAAACATGTTACAGTTACAAAAGAACATGTAGATTATATAGTAAGTTTTCTAATCAGAATATATGATAATCCTATTTTTAGATTAAGAGAATTTGCTAATGAAGAGAAATCTTATAGAGTTGTAGTGCCAATAGACACTCAAGATTTAGAATCTATTTATCCTAAAAATGTCACATTTATTGATTTCTTAGCTAATACTTCTAAAGTAAATAGAAATGAATTAATGACAGTATCAGGATTAGATAGAGATAATTTTAGCAAAATATTTAATATGTTAGTTGCTAGAAAATTTATTAAATTAAATAGGGATTTTGTAGCACCAACAGTTAAATTCAGAAACACATACAGAATTATGAATAAAACATTTAATTTATCTGATGTAAAAATTGAAGATAATGTTAATGTATTTTAGAAGGGAGTGAATATATGGAAAACAAAAGTAAACAAAGATTAAAAGAATTGAAATTAGCAATTTATATAAATCACATTGATAAGCAAAGAAACAAAGCAATTTATTTAGATATAATGAAATTATTAAGTTGTGTTGTGAAAGCTTTTGGTGAAGAATATGAAGCGTTATTTATTAAAATGTGGCAAAAGAGTATTGCTGATAATTTGATGGGAGCCTCAAACAAAGAAATAATAGCTACAGCAAAAACATATTTCACTAATGCAGAGACTTCTTCAAAACTTGGTATATCAATTGCATATTTTTATAAAAAATATAGAGATTTACTAGACAGAAAATTTATGACTGAAGAATTTATGGAAACATTAAAGCCTATGTTTGATTCTTATGAAGCTTATGTTTTAGTTGAAATATTAACAAAATTTATTGAAGAATTCCATTGGAAATTAGGTAAAAAAGATCATGAACTAAGAGAACATGAAAGAACTTTGGAAATTGAGTTTTATTTAATTTATGATAGGTTGATGAATATAGTTCAAAACGCAGGTATATGTAATAAAATTATTTACAATATATGTTATACATTTAACATTGATAGTTCAACAATAATGAATTTAAAAAATAATATACATTTAATTAATAGGACTTATCCTAATTTTAGATATAGTCATAGATATTTTATGCAAGAATTTGTTTATTTATATACTAAAAAAGGTTTATCAAAATATGAGATAGCAACTAAAGTTCTAAATAAAAGTAGAAGTTTTTTCTATAATGGAACTAATAAAAAATACTGTGAATTAATTGATAGTGAAGATGCCTCTTGGCAATATGCTACTACAATAGATTGGAGTAATATGAGAATACCAAGTGCTCTTACATTTATAGATGTATTCCATTCATTTATAGATTATGACATTTAATGATAAATTTTTATTTCATAAGTTTGGTTATAAAGTTTTAGAAGTTAAAACTAAACAAGATATAGAAGAAATGGAATGGGATTTTGCTATAAATGGAACACGTTATTTTGCATATGACACTGAAACAACAGGATTAAACTTTATAAAAGATATACCTTTTTTAATAATATTTGGATTTGAAAAACATATTTATCTATGGGAAGCTTCTTATAAAGAAGCAACAGAAGCTATGTTTAAAATAGTAAAATCTATAGATAAAATGTTGTTTGCACATAATGCTAAATATGATTATCATATGTTACATAATATAGGAACTCCAATACCTGAAGATATAGAGTTATCCGATAGTATAACTTTATTTAGATTAATAAGTGATTGTGATGATGATTTTCAAAGTATGCGTCTTGAAAAATTAGGAGAAAAATATGTTGATCCTGAAGCTAAATTTGCTGGGCATGAAATTAAAAAAATGTTGGAAAAAATGAAAGCTGAAAGAAAAAAATTAGTGTGTAATAATTATAAATTACTAACAGGTGAAAAAACATTTAAAACAGCATGGGAAACTTTTTCTAACAAAATAAGATTCATTACAGAATATCATGAATGCTTTAATGAATATAAAGAACCAACTTATTATGATGCCTATTTAGAAAATCCTGAATTAGTAAAGATGTATGCAATAGATGACGTTGTTATTATTTTAGAATTTTTAAATAAAGCTGGAAGTATTTATGCTAATAAGTATTGGGATACAAAAACAAATAGCATAGATACAAGAACATGGAAAAGAGAAAATAAATTAATCAGAGGTATAGCATCAATGGAAAGAAACGGATTTAAAGTTGATGTAGATTATTTAATTAAATCTCATTATAAAATAGAAAAATTTAAAGAGTTATTATATGAAAAATTACATAAAATAACAAATGATAATTGGAAAGTAGGACAACATGCTGAGATAAAAAAATTCTTTAATGAAAAATATGGACTTAATTTAATTAAAAGTGATAAAAAAGCAATACAAGAATTATCACATAATGAAAATAAAGATATTTCAGAAATTGCTAAAATAATCATAAAATTAAGAACTGTTGATAAATGGTTGTCTACCTATATAGATGGTGTTTTAAATAAAATAATTGAAGTAGATGGTGAATGGAGATTATATACATCTATAAATAATAATGGAACAATTAGTGGTAGAGTAAGTTGTGATTTACAACAAATGCCTAAATATTCAATTAATGAAACAGATGATGATGACAATTTATTATTAGAAGAATCCTTAACAGATGATGAAGGTTCTGAGTTATTTCACCCTAGAAAGTTTATTATACCTAGTAAAGGTTATAAGTTGTATTTTATTGATTATTCGCAAATGGAATTAAGAATACAAGCTCATTTTACAACTTTAATAGGAAAACCTGATTATAATTTATGTAGAGCTTACATGCCTTATGATTGTCATACTTATAATGAGATGTTTGACATAGTTAATTTTGATTATAAAAATCTTGAACATATAAAACATGCTTATGACTGGGAGTGGTTTAACAACAAAGATAACAAGCAATGGGAACCTACTGATTTACATACTAAAACAACTCTTACAGCATTTCCTGAATTTGCAGATAAAACTGATACTAAAGAATTTAAAAAGAAGTGGAGATATTTAGGGAAATCTACCAATTTCGCTGAGATGATAAACGGCGAAGTAAAACTGTGTGAACCTTAGCAAGGGTGTCCTAGAAATAGGGCTAACGAGGGAAGCCTAAGTCAGAAATGATATGGTAATCTCGTGCCAAGCCTTTTTTAAAGGAAGGTGTAACGACTATCGGCGATGAATGTAACCGAGTATGCTACTTATTGCTACAGTAGTAGAAGTGCACAGCAACTTAAATAAGTTGAAGAAATAGTCTAGTCCTTATGGAAACATAAGGTAGTAAACGAAAAATTATGGCTGTGGTGCTAAAACATTGGCTTCTAATTTGAATATAGATATTGAAACAGCAACAAAATTATCAGATGCTTATAATGAAGCTTATCCAGGTGTGATAGAGTATCAAAAATGTGTTCAATCAGAATTAAATTTAAAAGGATTTGTTACAAATTTATATGGTAGAAGATATTATATTGAAAAAAGCACTAATTTTTATAAAGGAAATAATTATTTAATACAAGGAACAGGTGCAGATGCTTTAAAAGAAGTTGAAATTAAAATTTGTGATTATTTGAAAGATAAAAAATCAAGATTTATATTGCCTATTCATGATGAATTATCTATTGAAGTGCACCCTGATGAAGAATCTTTTGTTCCTAAAAAAATAAAAGAAATTATGGAAAGTATAAGTGATACAATTAATCATGTTCCAATGATAGCAGAGGTTGAAATGACTGAAACTAATTGGAGTGAAAAGAAAGGTGTTGAATTATAATGGCTAAAGAACAAGGTATACAAGAGGCTATTATGAACTACATAAGTTCAATAGGAGGTTTGCCTGTTAAATTTAATAATATAGGTATATATGCTAAAGCAGGTGTTTCTGATATACTAGCTTGTATAAAAGGACGGTTTGTTGCTATAGAAGTTAAAAAACCAGGCAACACACCCTCTGCTTTACAAGAAAATTTTATTAATGCCATTAATCAAATAGGGGGTTTTGCCTTTTGGGCAGATAATTTACAAGATGTTAAAGACAAATTAAAAGAGCTATCTTAAACTAGCTCTTTTTCTTTTTGCATTATTTAATGTTATATTGTTTTTTGCTGTAATTTCTTTTATTGTTGGAATGTCTATTCCCTGATTTTTAAGTCTTTTTACCTCAGCTTGATAAGCTTCTAATTCATCATATAAGTTACTTTTTCTTACATTTTCTTGGTTTGTATTTTGTATTACAGATCTAAATATTTCAGCCCATAAAGCTTGCCTACTTTTACCCTCATTATTACGTTCAAGAATAGCTTGAACTTTTTTAATTAGATTAGTTGAAACATTTTGTAAACCAAAACCATTTAATATAGTTTCAGCAGCTTGTGCTGAATCTTCTAAACCTTTATTACTTATTCCCATTTTATTTAATGTGTTTGATAAAACTTTGTAATTAGCATCTTCACCTGTGTATAAACTTTTTCCTGTTACTAATTCAACAGGAGTCTTAATTAGAGGAGAAGTTGAAGCTAATGTTCTTTGAATTGGATTGCTAAGGTATTCTTCTAAATCGGATACTGGTAAATTTGCTTTTAGAAATAATTGATTTCCATCAGATCCTGTAAAAGGCAATGGTATTTGCATATTTGATTTTTGATAATCATAATAACTATCTTCAGGTAAATCATTATAAGTATTTTCTAAAAATCTATATAATTTAACATACTTTCCAGTGTTTTTCATCAAGTTATTAGCCTGAAACATTAAATTTTGTTTAGTAAATGTATAGAACGGTATAACCTTTTTGATAACATTTTTTTCAACATCACTCATATTAGAAGGATCAAATAATGCAAATTTAACAGCATCTATTGCATTTTTTTGTCCTAATCTTCTTACATAATCAGGATGATCTTTAGCATATGTAAGAAGTGCAAATCTGTTATACCTATCAACAATTTCATTTGCTTCAACACTTTTTTGTGATAACCATTTAATAGGACCTTTTCCACCTTCTTTAATAGCTTCTAAACCTTGTCCTTTTGTGAAAGCCTCAGCAAAACCTGCTTTATAAAAATCTTGTAATACATCAAATTGTTTCTTTTCTAAATCAGTTAGTGTTCCTTTAACAGCTTTTTGTATTAAATCATCTGCATTATTCCATATTGTCATTGCTTTTTCATAATATGGAATAATTTGTGAGGCAGGCATACCACTTAAAACCATGTTTAATGAGTTTCCTGTCATATTTCTTACTTGGAATCCTGCTGTTAATGTAGAGAATTTTTTAAATGTATTATTCATATTATTTATTATTTTCATAAATGGATGTGTTTCTTGTTGCACCTTAGAGCCTAAATTCAAGGCATTCAAGAGGTCTTTATCCATTACTAGGGTTTTACCTTCAAGTTCCTTTAAAGTTTCCATTACTGCCTTTCTTGAGCTTTCAGGTAATACATTAAGAAGTTTCTCATACTTGTTTTTGATATAAGTTCCACTTATTTGTTGAAAACCATATGGTATTTTTGTTTTTCCAAATTGGTCTGTAACTTCTTCTATAGTTTTAACATATTCAGGATTAGTTAAAGTTCCTGAAGCAATTGCACTATTTATTTTATTTGCAGCTGCTCCAACATTTGCATTACGTTTAGAGAACTCTACTAAGTTCTCTGTAAAACTTTCTTTAAAAAATTCTTGAGCTTCAGGAGAACTTAAAGTAGCATAGTCTTCAGCAACTTGTTTTATAGTATTTAATTTTTTTTTAAATATACTATCTTTTATTTCATTAGCATTTTTAGTTAATTGTGTTAATGAATCTTGCTCATATTTAAGCTTACTTCTTAAACCATTTGAAACATCATCTAATGAATCAAATATTGTTTTAGTTAAAGCATCAGATTTTTTTAATCTTGACTCACTCTTAGAAAGTTCAATACCTAATGCTCTACCTTCTTTAAAAGCTTTATTTGCATTTTTAAATATTGCAGTTGTTTTCTTATTTGATAAAGCTCTTACTTCAGCCATTTGTGCTGTTAATAACTTTTTATTATTATTCATAGTTGTTCTAGCTACATTTATCATATCATCTGTAGCATTTTTCTTTTTTAATATATTTCCATATTCTGTAACAGATTTTGCATATTTTTTATAAGCATCTCTTGTAGTATTTATAACTTCATCTGCATTAGGAACATTTATATCATCAAAATTATATTGCCTTAAACTTCTAGTATGTTCAGCTAATTCATTATTTGCTTTTATATTATCATAAATTTTAGCATCTTTTGGACTTAAAGATTCTCTATTAACTTTATTTATATCTAAATAACCACTTTCTGTTTTAGCTTTACTAAGTTCTTCATGTGAAGCTAATTCTTTTTGAAATCTATTAATATTTTGGTTTTTACGACTAACCATAGTATTAAAAGTGTTATCTGATCTTACTAAATTGATTTCATCAAGATTAACAGGATTACCTTTTAAATCAGTAAATTGTCCTGCATTATTTATAGTATATTTTTTACCATTTTTTGCTATAAAATTACCTGCTTCATCTGTTTTAAATATACCCTCTGCTGCACCTTTACCTTTTTTAGCCAATGTTGAAGCTTCTTCTAAAGCTTCAAGTCTTTTCATTTCATTAACTTCTGCTACAGGTATTTGATATTTTCTTCTTCCTACAGTAGATGTTACACTTCTTGGCAAATCTTTATTTAAATTATGTGTTACATAATCTTCTGTTATTTTTTCACCTGTTCGTGTGCCTGTTGCTAAATCAGTTAAACCTGCTATCTCTTTAGGTTTAGATTTTGCATAATCATACAAACTACTAAGTTCATCATTACTTCCAAACAAATTAAGTGCAGCTTGTTGTGTTGCTTTTGCATTACTTGAAATCTTTTGACCAAAATTAAGATCATTTAAAGAATCTTGAATAGCATATAATTTTCTTTTGTTACCCAAAAGTTTAACTTTATTACCATTTGTTATTTCAGCATCTATACCATATTCTTTTAATTTAGAAACTATATTATTAGCAACATCTTTATTGTAAACATACACATTTTTATTTTCTACTAAATCATTTATTAATTCTTTTCCTGTATAAGACCAATCTTTAGATGCTTCAGTAGCATGTGTTAAATTGTTTAAAATAGTCTTGTAAGCTTCTTCCTCACTTCCTAAATCTTTTAGTAAGTCTATTTCTTTGTAATTTTTAGCAATATTTTGAGCTCTTTTATTTATTTCATTAGCTGTTGTTTGTCCATATTGTAAAGTAAGTTCTTTTAAATCATCAGCTTCTCTTGCTTTTCCAACAAATCCCCCAACTGCTTTAGAACTGTCAAGAGCAGTTGAAATCCTTTTCTTTGCATTTTGATATGTTTCAAGTTTATCTATAGAAGCACCCACTCTTTTCAAAGCCTCATTTCTAGATAAGCCTTGTGCAACTAAATCATCAACTTTTTTTAAGTTTTTATTATCTAAAAATCCTAAAGCAGCTTCAACACCTTTATCTGCTATTTTAGCACCTTTTTTTATCCCTTTACCTAAATAATTCATTACAGCCTGATTTGCAGGTGCCCATGTTACATTAGGTGTAGCTGCATTAAGCATATTTGCTATAGAACCTTTAATACCTTTATACACAGGTTTTGCCACATCAGTTGCTGTATCAACAGCTTTTGCCACATCAGTTGCTGTATCTATAGCTTTTGTTGCAGTTTTTGCTTTAGAAGCTATACCTATAGGGGCTGCAAGATAATCTAAAGGATCTCCTACTATTTCTAATCCCATACCTAATACATCAGACCAATCAAGTTTTCCTTCACGATCTTTCATTCCAGCATGTTTAACTAATAGATCTTTTCCACTGGTATCTTTTTCTCCAGTTATACCTTTACCAAGACCTTTTCCAAAGTCTTTACCTTCTAAAGCATAATCTATTCCTGTAAACAAAGCATTTCTAGGCCTATCTAACAATTCTAATAAATCACGAATAAGCCCTTGATTTTGTTCTAAATTAAGAGCTTTTTCTATAACATTTCTATCATCAGTTAAATCCTCAGGATCTAATCCTGAGGCTTGTAACCTTGTTTTATAATTACTATTTGTTTTTTGTAGTTGTTCTAAAGAAGATAATTCTTTAGTTGTATTCGTTTTATTTTTTAAATTCTTTTTAATTAATGCAATACGAGAATTCCTAGCCATTTTAAACCTCCTTATTATAATTAATATTTAGGTTTCTTTCCATTATGTTTATTTTGATAAATCTTAATTAAGTTATTTTTAACATTTTGATATGTTTGACTATTTTGACTTAATGTATAATCAGAAGCAAGTTGATCTAAAGCATCTAATGATTCTTTATAAGTAGTTGTATTACTTGTTCCTTTTTTAGCAGTTTGGTAATTCCTTACTAATGCAGATAAACTTGATGCAAGACTATTAGCATAACCTATATTTTCAGAAGAACTTGAACCTCCTGATGGAGCTACATAACTGTTAGCTCTTTGAGCTGCTGCATTTGCTACATTTGAAGCTAAAGTTGCATTTATTTGTTTTAATGCATTTTCATATGTTGTATTAGCATTAGCTAAAGCTTTATCTGTATCTTCTTCTTTTTGTGTTAATGCAGTTCTTAATTTATCCATGATACTTTGATTTTCTGTTGCTAAATTACTAACTTCTTGTCCTTGATTAATTAAATTTTGTAATTGAGCTAATTGTTGCAATCCACTTCCACCTAAACCTCTTGAAGCTGCACTGATTCTAGTTTGTCTGTCAGCCTGTTCTCTTGCAGATTCTAAAGAAGATTGTCCTGAAAGATATGATTGTTTTTGACTTTCTTGATTTTTAGCATTTTCTTCTTGGAATCTTTTTAAAGAAGTTAACAAATCACTTCTTGTTGTATCATAGTTTTGTTTTGCAGCTGATTTATCTGCATCTGCTTGTTGTCTATAAGCTTTTAGCATATCTGAAATATCTAAAGTATAATAACCCCCTGTTCCACCTGTAGAACTAGAGCTTAAATCTGTTAAATAATCGCTAGTGTCATAAGTATTATCTATTTTATTTTTCTTTGTTTTACTTGAACTTGATAGAGGTTCTGTAAAATAACCCACAAGCCCAAAAGGATCCATAAACCAATCTTTAGTAGATTTCCAAATTTTACCTGCACGTGTATTCGATACATTACTTGCCATATTAATAAACCTCCTTTTTAGCATATTTTATCACTTTAATTTTAACATATACCCTGTAAAATTGCAATATAAAAAGAGAGGGAACTCTCTTTAAAACAAATGGAGGATAGAGTGAGATTTGAACTCACGAATACGAATTTTGCAGATTCGCCTCTTAAACCACTTGAGCATCTATCCATCTAAAAGAAGAAATTAATCTTCTTTAGGTATCATGCAAAAATATTCATAAACTTTATCTTCAATACCATCTGCATCATTTAACCATAATTTAGTCATTTTAGCATACATCTCATTATTTTCATCTAACAACTCATGATAGTCATTATATAAAGAATTAATTACTAAATAAATATCATTAACACTATGTCTTATACCATAATTTTCTTTAATTTCTTTAGCTTTCTCCATGTCATAGTGCTCTCCGTAAGGTAACATATGGTTAACTATTTCTTTAGCTTTTTCTTCTAATATAACTCTACCATAAGCTATTTCATAAAGTTCTTTCTTATATTCGTGATACATTTTAGGATGTTTTTCTTTTAAATCACAAATAAGATCATTTAGCATATCATTTAACTTATACATATCTTCTAATCTTCCCTTTTCTATGATGTATTTAAGAGTTTCTTTAACCTTCATTGGTTTCCTCCTTTCAATAAACTGATAATTTCTTTATTTTGGTTTATTATAGTTTCTAAATATTTTTCATTTTGTTCATGTAAAATTTCATCTTGTTTTTGCAAGTGTTGGTTTAAATCATCATTACTTGCTTGTTTGGTATTTAATTGTAAGTTTTGAATAGATAAAAGATAACTTGCTATAGCTATGATATTTAAAATATCATAATTCCATGGCATTTGTGTTTCATTATTCATTATCCGATTTTCTTAATAATAAATGATGAATTTTTAACAATTGGGATTTGTGTAGCTGTTGCCCCAACATTTGCTAAAGAACCAACAGTAATAGTTGTAGAACCATTACCACATATTCTAATTAATCTATTAGCTGATACATTTGAATATGTATTAGCAGTAGCAACAGTGTAATCCATTTCAGTGCCACTTAATAATTCTCCATTAGCTTTAATTCCTAAAGCAGTTATACCAGCAGTAGCAGATGTTACATTTGTATTGAACATTAATTCATAAATACCAGGTTCAGTAATTTGATATTGAGTGCTTCCTGCACTGTGATTCAACCAACCACAGCAACAATTAGCTGACCTCGTACGCACTACATCACTAGCAAATGGTATATTAGCAGTGTTACTATCTAATGTAAGAGCTACTTCTTGAACAGAATTTATCATAAATTTATATCTCCTTTCTATAACTTTGCACAATATTTTCAATATACTGTGCATTTTTAAATAAAAAGATAGGTTTTTAAGCCTATCTTTTGTTAAGGACATAAATGTCCTTATCTTGCAAGTTCCTGTAATCAGGTTACCTAATAGGCATTTGCATTAAATTATTGTTGTATTCCCACAACCACATCCATTAGTGTATCCATAAGTTGATGGAACAAATGGTGAACAACTAGGGTATGCAGGTGCTGGTCTTGGAATTATTGCATTTACGATCTGATTAGTCAAATTAGCATTATTTAAAGCTAAGTTAGTTGTATAGACTTGATCTCTTAATTGGTCTATCTTATCTTGTTGAATAAGGTCAATTACTTTCTGAGTATTAGCAAGTCCTTCAGCTCTTAGGTTGCAGCAGCATTCAGCCATTTGAGCAGATAAGGTTTGAGTTTGAAGGGCATTATCATATCTGTTTTGTAATATTTCCTTTTGAGTAGCACAAGCATTTTGTGAGCAATTAAATCTGTTTTCTAATACTTGAGTTCCTAAATCATATTTAGTTTCAAGAATATCTCTTTGAGTTTGGCATCCAGTAGTTGAAACATTTTGATTAGTATTAAAGATATCTCTTTCTAAGAATCTAGTGTCAATATCAGTTTCTAAACCATTGTTTCTGTTAAAACCATTTCCCCAAAACGCAAAAAGTATAATTATTATCCAGAACCAAGCTCCATCACCGAATCCATAACCATCTCTGTTGTTACCCATTACAGCTCCTACATCAGCAGCAGTTAAAGGCATAGTTTCCATTAGTATCTCTCCTTTCTATTATTTTTATATCAAATCGTTTTCCCTTCAACAAGAAAACGATAGATACCTATTTTATGTTTTGCATTTGACTTAGCACATTATCAGGAACTCCTAAATTGCGTGCCTGTGTCATTACTTGTTGTATTTGAGAATTATCCATACTTCCCATCATTTGTTTTATTAAATTTTTAGGATCTGTTCCATTACTCATTGCTTGATTTATTTGAGTTGCCATCTGTGGATTTCTTGTTTGAAGTTGCCCCATTAGCATTTTCATTAGCATATTGTTCATTTTCTTTCTCCTTTATTAATTTATTTATTTTTGCTTCTAATTCTTCAATTTTTAAATCTTTCTCATCTTTTTGTATAACTTCTTTAAGAGAATATATTTTTATATCACCTGAAGTGTTTTTTAACCACATTGTATTAAATTCTTTATTAACAAAAATAGTATCTGCAAAAATTAACTCTTGCTTAACTTCATCTAAAGAATTTACATATTTTATACCATTATTATTTTGTGTTGGTGTTATTTGAAAATTTTGATTAATTTGTGGTGTAGGTTGTTGATTTTGATTAGCTATTTGCATTTGTTTATCAATTCTATCTCGTAAACCTTGTAAATCTTGCATATACATTTGATTGTTGTATGGATTATACATAATTTCCCTCCTTCTAAAATAAAAGAGAACAACAAATCATACCCTTTTAAAAGTATTTTAAGTTGTCCTCCTTCTGTAATAACATATCTAGATATTGATATATCTTGTTTATTACAATTATATTATGTCATATAAAAAGGTTCCTAACGTGTCTTGTTTATGACTTTTAACTGACACAAAAAAGAAGGTATTATAATACCTTCTTAATTAATCTTTTAAGTTTCTTTAGTCTTCTATAAACTGTTCTCTCACACATATTTAATTCTTGTGAGATCTCTACTATGGAATTATCTTGTATTCTCATTTTGAATATTTGTTTTAGTTCATCATTCAACATTGCTTTCTTACAAATATCTTCAAATTCATTTTCTGAAAATTCAAAACTAAATCTCATTTTATTTTTTCTTTCTTTTTTTAACAGCTATAACTTTACTACCTGATGAGTTTCTTCTGACTGTAATTTCCACACGACCTTTATTTTTACCACTATTTTTAGTCATTGAAAATTCTCTATGTCTAATCCCCATTTATTACATTACCTCCAATATTTTCATTATAGTTGTTATTGTCACCATCAATACTTGTATCAACAAAATTGAAATCATAATTGATAAATACATAAACTAAACCACTGATAAATAATGTTATAATTCCTATAAGAATAATTATAATCACATCTTTCATTTTATTACTTCTTTTATAATCTTTTAGAATTTCCATAGCAAACTTATCTTTTTCCATATCTTTAACTTCCTTTCTTATTTCAATAATATCATCTTTTATGGACATAACTTACACCTCTTTAGGGTGCATTTCTTTTATATGATGCTCTAATGCTATTTCTATTTTTTCATCAATCTCTCGGTCATAATCATCAAGCTTTTTTTCAATTTTTTCAAGTTTATTAAGAATGTTTTTTAATTGCATGTCTATTTGTCCTTGTCTATAGCTATTATTTCCTGAATCTTTAGTTGATTTATCTTTTCTATTTAGAACAAATGTGCAAACACATATAATGCAGCTTATTATACTCAATATTAATCCTATTGTCAACTTCATCTTTTAATTCTCCTTTCTTTATTTAATTCCTATTATTTTTGATACATAATATTTATCTTCTGTAGATTCAACTATATTACCATTATAATAAAATGTTGGTTTAAATGTTGTTTTTTGAGAATTAACAGTAATAACTGCTTGCATAGAAGAAGCTGCTACAGTTCCATTTGATGAAATATATGCATAAGAATTAGTGGCAATATAATCAGTTGAATTTTCATTGCTTCCCTTATTTTCTAAATCAATTATTATAATATTACTAACACCACCTGTATTGACGTTTGTATAGTCATATAACGCACAAGTAACAAGTAATCTTTTATATCCATTTGTATTCAAATCTATAGACACATTACTTTTTATTTTTTCACTATACAAAATTACTTCTCTTGTAGTTATTGTATTTATATAATCACAACTATAAGTATCTTTTGTATTGTTTTCACTTTTAGTATTTAACACATTTCCAACACTAGCCACACTTTGAAATGCTTTTATTATAAAGTTTGCTGATAAAGATGGTTGTATATTGTTATGCTCTTCATTTTCTCCTACAGTATAAGAATTTACCAAAGCTTTTCCAGAATTATTACCATCTGCATTAGCACCTACTGGAACTTTATCTCTAAAATCAGGAAGATTGAATGTTGTTGTTCCATCTCCTTCTCCAAAGCTTGTTCCTATTACTGAAAATAAACTTGCATAAGTTGTTCTAGATACAGCACTACCATCACAAAGTAGCCAATTTGTTGGAACTTTTGTTCCTCCAAAAGGAATTATAGAGCCAATTGCTAAAGTATCACTAGCAATTACTTTTAAAAGTTGCCATTTATTTGTTACAGGATCTCTATATTTCATAAATTTAACCTCCTATCCTATTCTTTTCCACATATATACTGTTAAGTATGGTGGCATGTTATTATGTGGTTGACCTCCACCTGAAAAGTCTGTTCTAACATTAGAAGCATAACCTGTATTTCCTTCAGCATTTACACTGTTATTTGTAAAACTAGAAGCACCTCCACCAGTATTGTAATTAAGTAATTTATGCTGATGACTAGGCATTTCATCAACAGTTAATGTATGTGTAGCAGAACCTCCTGTAGTTCCTGCTGTATAAGTATCACCAGCACCTAATAAAAATTTATCTTTTATTTGTTCCCATGCTCCTCCAAATTTTAATGAAGGATTTATTTCATCTATACTTAAATAAATACTACCAACTGGATATAAATAATCTAAAAAAGGATTAATTTCTTCAGGGTTTATCCATAATTTTGTAGCTTCATTATCAGGTTCTTCTTCTTGTATTGCAACAACTGTTCCTGAACCTGTGTTTACTCTTTTATCATCTGTGTCTAAAAATGTTTCTCCTGTTTCAACATTCCAAAGTATTTGTCCATTTTCAATATCTCTATTTTTAACTTCCTCAGTTGTTCCTCTAAACATTTGAACAGACTCATTATTATCACCTTGCCATACAATAGTATTTTCAGATTCCCAAGCTTCTTGAATAGTTTTAAAGTTATTATTTAGTTGTGCAGCAAATAGCTTATTACCATCAACAAAGTCTGTTTTTATTCTTATCTTTGCCATATTTTAGCCCTCCTTTACCTTTTTAACTTTATATACAATACCTATTGTAGATATTGAAAAATTATATAAATTTCTATTTCTTACAGGTAAACCTTTTTGTGTAGAGTCTCCAATACTTAATTCTGTTGTATCATTATAACCATCACTTAATTTTATTCTTATAGATCTACCTTTTTCTCTAACTTTAATTTTTATTTGTTGAATTGTTTTTTCACCTAATTTATCTTTTCCTAAAGTAAATTCACCAAGTGCTTTACTTACATCTAATTCATAATTACTGTCTGCTTTTAAAGTGTAATAATATGTATTAGATTCTCTATCATAAATAATAACATAATCTTCAGGATTAATTACTACTTTATCATCAACTGTAATTGTTACATAAAGTGGAATTGCATGCCCTGATTCATTTATTAATTTTATATATACTTCTTTAAACTTCTTGTTATTAGTGGGATACCCCATATTCATAGCATGTGTTTCAAGACTAGATATAAAACCATAACCATCTTTATGCTGCTCATCTTTACTTAAAAAATCTAATTCTGAAAATCTAAAAGTCATAAAGCTTACATTATTAAGAGTAGCTGTTTTAAAACTACTTGAATAATTGTAACCATACATTGGAACTATAAAGAAATCACCATTAGAGTCATAAAGACTTGCAGCAAATATAGAATAAAAAGGTAATGCTTTCTTTTGCATATCTTTATCTTTACTACTTCCATTATACACTTCTCCTGTCAAAGATTCAAGATTATATTCATAAAATGCATTTGTTGTAACGTTATAGACTATCCAAGTTGCTCCATCATTTTTTACTACAACATAGTTATCTGCCATATTAAAAGCTTCTAGAACATTATTTAAACTTAGTTCATTTCCTAATGCTAAATCTATTTTTTCAACATTTTCTGTTCCTTCTCCTAAATAACCTTGTTTTAATTTATATAAGCCATCATTACCTAAGAAAAGTAAATTATTTCCAACTGCTCTTACAGTTCTTCCATTAGGGCATCCTATAAAGTCATTTAAAGGATATATACCAAAGTCATCTGCCCCAAAGGTTCCTGTCATTCTTTTTATCCTTTTATTAGTATATACAGCATAAAATTGTCTAAAATAATTAATACTTGTTACTGCTTCTTCTCCTGCCTCGCTAGCTATATAAACATAATAATAATTTGGAAAATAATTAAACATATCATATTCACTGAAGAACATATAACCATGTCCACCATATAAAACTAATTGATTATTTATTAATTTAATTCTTGTTGATGACAATACCAATTGACTAATAGAATTAATATAACCTGTTTCATCTATCATGCTTGATGTTGTATTAATATAAGTTATAAAAGTATCATCACCTAAAGCTATTTTTAATTCAAACCTTTGATCACTATCTACTCCTGAACATACCCATATTTGTTTATTATCATCTAACCAAGCACCTGGTAACTTTTTATAAGGATTTTTAGTAGTATCTGTTTCACCATTATCAGGTCTATATTCAGGATCACTAGGTTTAGTAGTTCCTGTATATAATATATGAACATTAAAAGCATTGTTATAAGGTATCTTATTAACAGGTTGTTTGAAAGTAACTCCATTAACTGTTTTATTAACACTATAGAACACACCTTTTACTTTAGCTATACTTCCACTATTATCATAGTAAGATAATGGATCAGAAGCTAATATATTAAAGCCTATTTGAGTTAATTCAACAGGTGTAGGTTTGTATATATTTTCACTTTCATCTCCACCTATTATACTAAATAAATCTGCTTCTTCTGTATATTTAGAGTGTGTTCCTTTTGATTCAGGTATTTGATCAATTTTTATTAAATAATTTTTTCCTGTTGGTATATAAGAAAAACCATTATAATTAGCTATATCAATAGGACCTAAAGGAATATAACCATCAATATTATTTATATATTGATTTTCATCACTTTCATTTACAGAAAAATTATAACCTTCAGGATAATATAACCATCTTCTTTTTGGAGAAGCACTGATTGTAGGGTCAACTGAATCTATCTCTAAAGAAACATCATAACCAATCCCTGTTTTATATTCCATTTTTACATTTAATCTTGTTACATATAACCCACATAATTTTTGTGATTCTTCTGTATCTCCTGCATTTTTCACTGTTGTGAAGCCACCACCAACTAAAATACACCCAAATTCAATTAAACTTGAGTCTACTATTTCAGAATAATCTCCATTTAAAATTGTTTTATAATCCTGTAAAGCTTCTAAAAATTTATTATTTTTTATTATTTGTAAACCTATTACTTTATCTAATTGAAAATATCTAGTTTGTGTTTTACTTGTTTCATTTTCAGTATAAGTAACAGATTTACTTTTTTTAACTCCACATAAAATAGTATAATAAAAATCAGTTAATCTAGTAATTAATGTTGCTTTTGTTTCGCTAAATCTATTTGTTACTATATTAAATTTATCTGTATAGTGTTCATCAATAATGTCTTTTATAAAATCAGTTAATTTAGAATTGTAAACTCCTGGTCTTTTAGATAAATCTCCTTCTGTTTGATTAAAGAAGTTTATTAGCTCTTTAAATGATGAATCAGAAGCTACATCATCAGCTGTTCTTTTATCAATTCCTTTATTGAAATTAGTTATTACACTATATATTTTATTAGAACTACCTTTTAAAGGTTGTGTAACTGCCATATTAACACCATCCCATCCAACTAAAAGTAACCTCACTAGCATCTACTTTAGCCATTCTATTAGAATCTCCATCATAACCTGTATCTTCACCTGTATCAGGATCTGTTGTTAAAATACCATCAGGAATTCCTTTATCTTTAAAATCGTTTAAAGCTTGTAAAAATCTATTATAATGAAAATCTCTATTATCAGAATCTGTATCATTTGCTGCAATACTATAAGAAAGATAAGGTTCTATAAGTCTTAAAGCCCATGTTCCTAACAAAGCCTTATATGGTATTGTGGATACGTTATCTTCTGTAAATAATGGTAAATTAGTTGCACATTTTGCATTAACTTCAGCTATAGCTGAATTTGCCATACCTACTAAATTAGTATCGTTTAATTCTTCATCTGTAACGTAATTTGAATTTTCAACAATTGTATTCAATAACATATTAATTTCCTCCTTTTCTTAAAAAATAAAGAGCTATCATTAAGATAGCTCTTATTAACTTACATATTCCATACCAAGATATTCTTGTTTCTTACTAGCATTTCTAGCTTTTTTGTCTATGGAAGCAAGAGCTTTTCTTTTAATCTTTGCTTCTACATAATCAGCTATAAATTTTGGAAGACTCACTTCTCTACCATCAAATATTAAATAAATATGAACACCTTGACAGGTAGATTCAAATCCATTTGGATATAAAGCATGATAAGCAGGATCACAATAGAAATTAACTCTAGATTGTGGTGTTGCTAATGCTTTATATTCTTTTATTGCATTTGCTGATAGTTCAGCTTCACTAATTTTGCTATCTTTAAATATGGAATTTGTTGTATTAACATTCCTATTTGCCATATTAATTTCCTCCTATTTTAATTAATCTTGAGCAGCATAAATATCTGTTGGTCTTGTTAATGGGTTAGATACTGCATGGTGAATTACTGTAGCAGCAATTGGGTCAATTACTTGAGCACCAAATCCCATTGTAATCCATCCTAACGAAGCTATTTGACCAAGGTTATCACCTTTCTTAGCTTCAAATCCAAATCTTTTCATTTCAATACCAGCACTTGCTAAATCCATAACTGCATATGCATTTTCTCCAAATACATAAGTATGATATATAGATACTGCTGTATCAACTTCATAATAATTTTTAGTTGATGGATTTCCTTCAGGAGATTCAACTTCAGTATACACATAAGGTGATGCTGTTGATCCAGCTCCTGTTCTAGTATAATATGTTTTTCCTGATTGAACTGTAGTATCTGTAGATGCTTTATAAGTAACTACATCATCAATTACAGGATAATTATATTCCATGAATCTTAAGTTATAAACATCATAACTTTCTAATCCATTATCCATAATAGGTTTATTAGTTTGTCCTGGAACCATTGCTCTTTTTAGTAATGTTTCATCATCTAATAAATCTTGCATACCTTCAACAGAAGTTACTACGATATATTTTCCATATCCAGCTTTCTTATGACCTCTTCTACGTGAAACTTTCATTTGATTAGCTACTAATCTACATACATCTAATGTTAAGATGTTTGTATCTTTAATAGTTGCATCTCCAGGAGTAACTCCTTTATCAACTACATAGTAGTTTCCTGCATCTTCTTCGATTGCATCTCTTGTTACTAATTCAAGAGTTTCACTTGCATGATTAATAATTAATGGTCCATATTCAACTAACAATTGATCTAAGTTATATGTTTCAACTTGTCTTGTTACTTCAATATAAGCTCCATAAACAGCTACAGTTCCTGCAACTGTTCTAGCTCCAACTTTCATACCTTCTGGGTTTACACCTTCATTTATGATATGTCTGTTGTCAGCAACTGGTAATGGTTTATAACCTCTCCATTGAACTTTATTAGTTCCAGCATTTCTTTTAACATTTTGTCTATCACCTAAATTATATAATACATGATCACTCATGCTATATGCTAATGCTCTAAGTAAGACATTATTATCTATTTTTTCATTAGCTAATCCAGGTGTTTGTGTTCTAACTGATGTTAGAGTATTCAAGATATTTGACATATAATCAACTCCTTCTAAATTTTTATTTTCCAGCTAGTTCTCTAGCTATTTTATCAATATCTTTATTTATTGACACTGTATCAATTTTTGAAGTTTGATTAATAGGCAACTCTTTTCTGATAGCATTTTTTCTTTCCAAATTTTTCTGATAATTAACACCAACATAAGAACTAAGAACTCTATTTAATGCTGCTTTTGGCATTTCTACCAATGCATCAACACTAAATCCATCTTTTTCTAAGTCTTGGCTTAATTTATCTACTGCACTCTCTGATAGATTGTTTGAATCTACAAAAGTTTGCAGATTAGACATAAAATTATCCATCTTTTGCTTATTAGCATTTTCTGCTCTTTCTGCAATGATTGAATTTTTTAAAGCTCTCATTTCTTCAAGCTCTTGTGCAACCTCTAAAGGAATACCTTTACTTGTTGCTTCTTTCTTAACTCGTGCTTCATTTGCCTTAGTTAAAAACTCATCAACATCTTTCATGCCTAAAGCTTTTGCTAATGCATCAACTTGCCCAAGTTTTTGTTGAAACTCTTTATTTTGAGTTCTCATTTGTGCAAATGCATTATTTGTAGGATTATCAATTTCTTGTTCACCCTTATCTGATTCATCTGCATCTTCTTGTTCAGATTCATCCTCATCTTCTGTTAAATCATTTTCTGATAAATCAAAAGTATGATCAAAATCCTCTTGGTTATCAGCATCTATTCCATCTGCTAACATACCTTCTAAAACATCATTTTCCATATTATACTCTCCTTTCTCGCTCTTATTTTTGGTCTTTTCGGTCAGACACATAGTATTATGGGAGCTGATATTATAACTCTAGTTATAAATTATCATATTTTACATTAATTGTCAATAAAAAAGAACACATGTGTGCTCTTAATAATATATCTTTTCACCTTTATCTAAAGTTATCCAATAGTTATCTTTTTCAGCTGCTTCAAATACTTTTAGTGTAGAGTAGTTACCTAATAACTCAGTTAATTCCTCTATCTTTTTGTTTTGCTCCTCAATAGTATTTTTAGCTTCTAATAAAGCTTTATCAAGCTCTTCTACTTTTGCTTTTAATTCTGCTATTTGTTTATCTTTATCATCAGGTGATGGTTCCGTTTTAGGATAAATTTTAATATCGTCTTTAGTGTCTGCTACCCAACCATCTACTAAATGATACCATGTGTATCCATTATTAGTTTTAGTTTCACTATAATCGTAATAACCTTTATTCATTAATCCTAAATTTGTATAAGATGTTCCAGGTCCACTTCTACAAATCAAGATATCAGTTATTATTTCTACTTGATTTTTAGAAGTATCTTTAGTTACTGGTTTTCCTATTTTTTTAACTTCTTGCTTAGGATATACTTTTGTATCTTCTTTTGTTCCTGCTATCCAACCAAAGCCTACATTATACCAAGTATATCCATTTGCTGTTTTTGTTTCAGAATAATTATAAATGCCATAATCAATTAATCCTAAAATAGATTGATTAGTTCCTGCTCCTTTACGGCATTTTAAAGAGCCAACTACTTCTATTTGATTATTATTTGTATTTCTTGAAACAATATTCTTTGAACCTACAACTCTTGTTACACCATTAGCATTTTCTCCATGGCTTTGGTCATCAAATAAGAACAAATATTGTGTTGGATTAACAGCATATTTAGCTCTATCTCCCCAATTAAATTTATAACCTTTTGGAACTTTCCAAACATCATGATGAAGATGGTTAGCATATCCAAAAGTGCCTCCCATATTAGCTATTTGTTGACCTTGTTTTATAGTGCTTCCAACAGAAACTTTTATAGAACCATCTTGTAAATGTGCATACCTAGTTAAAATATCATAATTAGCAAATTCATGTCTTGTCCAAACATAAATACCTGCATTTCCACTTCCTGTGCTTCTTCCTATATCAAACACTTTTCCATCTGCTACAGCATAAACAGGAACATTAGCTCCACCATGAGCACTATTCCATCCATAATCTAAAGCATAATGACTAGAACTAAAATATGTTGTAATTGCTACCCAATTTACTGGGTATCTCATATATTTACTCATACTTAATCCTCCTTTTTAATTTCATTTTCCTTTGGAATTGATATCATATCTTTATCAACCACATCATCAAAAGTCACTTTTAATTTGAAAATTTCTACAAGTTTTTTTAAATCTAAAGCTCCATAAGTTACTATTCCTGCTGTAAATATTGTTTTTAGAGCTTCTAACAAGTTCATATTAACTCCTCCGAGTGAAACCACTTGAATAGTAGGATTTAAATAAAATGCTAAATATAATAAGCATACCCCTGCTATTATAGTTGCTATTTTATAGAAACCACTCCAAAATTTTTTCCAACTCCAATTTTTTTGAAGAGTTGCTAAAGTAGAACCTAACAATACATTAGTTAGCATTGTTGCTATAAATCCACCACAAATTACTAATAAATCTTTCATATTTAATCCTCCTTAATTTCTTCTTCAACATAAATTTCTAACGCATCTTCTAAAGTTTGTATTTGAACTCCTGGAAAACACATTGTCATATAATAAGGATAATGTGCTGGTATTAATTCTCCTGTTTCTTCGTCCATATGTTCAGGAACATATACATCATTCTTATCCCTGAAATGTTTACCCTCATCTGCTATTAAAAGTCTTGGTGTTGTATAATTTATTAATTGCATAATTTACCTCCTTTCCTATGAAACTGTCCATCCATAGCTAGTAGCTTGTGCTAAAGCTGCTTGCCCCTCTGTTGATGTTAATTTAGCTTTATTAGTTGAACCTAATTTAATAGTCTGAGCTGTACAACCTTTTGTTGCTATATCATAAGCATTATTTAGTATATGAATTAATGAAACCTCTGTTAGTTTTGTGCATGGAGAAACATCAAAAGTATACTCATAATAATTAGCTGCTTTTGTTGTATCATATCCTTTACCCATATTAACCAAGCCTTTTAAATTTTTTAACTCATAGCAACCACTAAACATAGATTGAACGTTAGTTACTAAATTTGCATTTAAAATACTTAAATCTATATCTGTTAACTTGCTACAATGATAAAATATTAAACCAACATTAGTTAAAGGAGCTTCTGATAAAAAACTAAAATTGACTGTTGTTAATTTACTACAACCTGAAAGTATTGAATTTATACTTGTTACTTTGTTTGCATTACCTGTAAAACTAATTGATTCCATATTTGAACAGCTATTAAATGCATGCACTAAATTTGTGACATTACTTAAATTATATGGGAAATTTACATTTGTAAGTCCTGAAGCTTTCCAAAACATTCTTTCCATATTAACAACATTACTTGTATCCATTTGTGGTAAATTATTTGTAGGAAAATAAGCAAACATGTAATAGCAAGAATCTCCTTCAACAATTAAATTGTCAGGTAATTTTTTTATACTTTCTAAAAAACCAGGATAATTATTTTGAAGTTGTGGTTTTATTGTTTCTGTAAAATATTCACTTTCCCCAGTTGGAACATTAACATTTGCACTAGCATAATTAGTTACATCATAACTACCATTTTCAGTAATAGCTAAAGAACCACTAGGTGTAATACCTTCTTCCAAAGTTCCTGTAACATCAAAAATTCTTATATCTTTTTTAACATTAGAAGCTATTAAATCAGAATCTCCATTAATTACTATTTTTGATAATACTTTGCCTGTATCAGGCAAAACAGTTAAACCTTCTGCTGTTGGAGTAACTGTTTTAATTTGTTCAGGTTTTTCTGTTGAAATTTGATCAATTTTACTAGCATATGTATCTATTGTTCCTTCTCCAACTGTTACACCTTTATTCTCAATAGAAGTTTTAATATCACTTTTGGCATTTTGTAATCTTGTAATTTCTAAACTAATTGACAACTTAATCAACCTCCTTTACATATTTCCATGTCTCTCTCATATTATCACCCCTATATTGAACTTAACAAACTTTCAATATCACCTATTGTGTTATCTATATAAGTTTTATTATAGTAATTAGTTAAATCAGTAACATTTTTATCTACTTTACTGTTCCAATTACTAATATCTTGTTCTTTTATAGATTTAACATAAGATGGAACTGTTGGATCACTTTCTGATTTTAAAAAGTCTTGATCAATTCCTAAATCGTCTAAACTTTTATTTCCATCTAATTCAACATTATTAATTTTTGGTTTATTATTTAAATCTTCATAATCGGAAGTTCCACTTCCACCACTTCCTGTGCTACTAATAATAAGATTATTGCCATCTTGTTCTATTTTAATATTTTTACCTGCTTCAATATTAATTGCATTTTTACCATTAATTTTAGCATCTTTTCCATCAAATCCTGTAAAACCTTGAGGTCCTCTAGGCAATGTTAAATCTAAATAGATTACATTGCCTTCACCTTTTCTTAATTTAGCAAGTGCCCCTCCATATTCAGGAGATGTTTCTATCTTACCTATTTTAAAAATAGGAGTTATACCATCTTTTCCATCTCTTCCAGGTCTTCCATCTTTTCCTGGTAATCCATCTTTTCCTGGTAATCCGTCTTTACCATCTTTTCCATCTTTTCCATCTTTTCCTGGTAACCCATCTTTACCATCTTTACCTGGTAATCCGTCTTTACCATCTTTTCCATTTTCAGCTTTTGCTTTAATACCTAAAGCAACACCATTACAATACCATTCATCACCTATAATAGTATATTTATCTATTTTATCTGACATTTCAAGCATTAATTTAAATGTATTTTTATCATTAACTCTTTCAAGTTCTTTTTCAAGAGATTTTCTTAATTCTTTAATATCATCTTTATTAACATCTTGTTGTTCTTTTAATTTTTTTATAGCTTGTAATATTCTTTCATTCATAATATTACCTCCTATAAGCCTAACTCACTTAAAGCATTATCAACATTTTGTTCTTCATTTCCTTGATTAATCATTTGCTCCATTCCTTGTTGCATTTGATTTTGTAAATTTTGATTATCTTGATTTAATGCATTTATTTCAGTTTGTTGTGCTTTTGCTATTAATTGATTTTTCATATTTGTTATAGCTGTCTGATACTCTTCATAAGTATTAAAGATTTGTTCAACTACAGATAAATCTCCATCATCATTTAGCACATCTAAGATACCTTGTTGCATTTCTTCAGCTGTTATTAAAGGTTGTCCATTTGGAGTAATAGTTTGCCCTATATTCATGATCTGAACTATTAAATCAGCCTTTTCATTAAATGCTTCATCAGACATATCACTAAATCTTTTGAACATTTCATCATAATTATCTAACTGTGCAGCTTTTACTAAATCAGTGATATTTATTACTTTTTTACTCTCTTTATATTGATTTTGAGTAGTATATAAGTCTTTCATGATATTATATTGTCTATTCTTATCTGATTTACTTCTACTAGCTAATTTAACTGTGAAATCATAATTTATATCTTGGAAACTTTCTTTCATTAAAAAATCTTTAAAAGTATAATTTCCATTTTCTAATTTTTTTGTGTTTCTTATATAAATCTTTTGATTTCTATAGTATCTAGTCATAAATTTTATTATCATTCTAGATAATTTTTCTACATATATTTCAATTTGCTTTATAGGTGCATTATCAATAACCATAGCTCTATTAATTGCTGCTGAAGTTCCTTCAGCTGTTGAACCTGCTGTTCCTATACTACCTATGTATGTTGCTGTTATTCCAGCATGTTGTTGTATATTATCAACAAAACTATTTTTTATATTTATCATTTGTTCATCAACTTTTGGATAAGGCATCTGTGCTATAGCATCACCTACATTTCCTGATACTTTCCATACCATTCCTAAAGCATTTGATAATTTTGCTACTTTATTTATATCTAAACCACTTTCTTCACTTACTAGCCATGTAGGTGTAGCATAATGCATAGCTATATTATTAGCTGCACTTTCAATTAAATTTGCAACTTTTTGAGGAACAGTTAAGCCTCTAAGTAAAGGTATACCATAAGGGCTTTGTGGCTCAGGTTGCCATTGATAAGCTATAATAGGGAATTCATCAAATGGATAATCCTCATTAGTTTCAACTAATTGGTCGTTTATCAAATAATGAACCTTAACCCTTGTTACTGCTACTTTTTCTGTTAAAGGTTCTCCTGTTTCTTCATTTAATACAGGATTACCCTCATCATCTTCTTCGTTAATTTCTATCTCTTCTGTATATTTTCTATAGATTGTATCTATATCATATAAATTATTACTACTTTTAGAAAAATAACGACCTGTATAAATATTTCCATCATCACTATTTGCAACAACACCAGGTGTTATATTTTTGTCTTGTAATATCTTTAACCATTCAGGTTTATTTCTTTTTAACCAATATTTTGTTTTTTTAGATTTAACTACTAAATATTCACAATCATCTATAGAATTTGCTTTTGGATCTAAATAAACATCCGTAGTGCATAAGTCTTTTAAAACTATGGAACCTTCTCTTCTTGTTCCTGTTCCTCCAAAAATAGCACCTGAATCAAAACTAATTTCAGTATAGCCATTATCTTGTAGTGCACCATTTTTAACAGCAGCTTCAACTCTATCATCTGCATTTAATCTTGACCATTCATTTCTATATAGTAAATTTAATGTAGCTATATCATCAACATCATTAGGACTTAAAGGTTGTAATTCTCCATAATAACTTTCTGAAAATAAACTACCTAATCTTAAGTCTACTGCATTTTTTAAATGATTTATATCACTCTTTAACATAAAGGGTGAATTATCTTTATTTTGAGCTAAATTCCATTGTAAACCTTCATAATGTGCCATATTATTAATATATTCAGTATCTCTAGCTGTTATTCTAAAATCTACAGCATCATTCCTAAGTTGGATTAACTCTTTTTCTAGTGAATCTTCATTCATTTATTAACCACCTTTCTATTTTTCTGCTTCTAATATGTCATTTATATAATCTAGTTGATAATCAGGAACTCCACTTAAATCATAATTTTTTTCTTTTTTAATGGATTTCTTTTTATCACTTTCATTTAATAAATTTTCAATTTTATCTGCATTATTTATTAACCATTTAAGTTTTTTTATTTTATCTAACATATAGTATAACCTCCTGCACATCTATCAGATGTGTTCATATTTTCACTTATATTATCCTCATTTATTATATCAAGCATTTCCTTAAATGACAACCCTTGTGTTTGCTTGCTATTCATATAATTTTGTTTTTCAAAAAATTTTAAATAATTATTATAAGATGCTCTTTTCATATCTAAATATGTATAAGGTAATTCTTGACATATATAACGTAAACAATCCATACAATTATGAACTATGAGCCCATCATTAACTGCAAAATTATGATGTTTTTTGACTTCCATATTGTATACATCTTCATTTTTCAGATGTGTTATTTTTAATACTTTTGCTACATTCTTTTGAACAATATTTTCTTTTACTGTATCTATCACTAATAAAAACACCTCCACATCTAATACATATTTTTTCTATATTATCACAGCCCAATTTTCTTCTATAGGCTGCTTTACATTTATTTGAACAATATTTATTTAAGCCATAAGGCTTTTTATAAAATAATTGATTACAATTTAAACATATATATTCTTTTTCTTTAATATTTTTGGCAATTTTTAAAGAATGTTGGCTATGCCATTTTCTACCTTCTTCCGATTTATGCCACTTTATTGCTTCAGGTAAAGCATTTTCTTTGATATTTTTTCTCTTTTTATTAAGAGTTGTTTCTGTTTGAGTTCGTGCATGATGTTCTAAATGCTGATTTTTTGGAAGTTTTATTAAATTTGAAATGTCATTATTTGATTTATCACCATCTATATGGTGTATATCATATCCTTTTTCTATTTCACCATTGTAAAACTCCCAAACATATCTATGCATTCGTTTTCTTATAGTTGAATTCAAATAGTAACCTGTTTGATCATCTCTGGTAAATTTTATATTATTAAAGTAAAGAAATTTTTCCATTTTTATCACCAATTATATTATACTTGACGTATCTTAATTAGTTAATGCTAATTATCAATGAATTTTCATCTAACTTACCTGCTTCTACCCAACCATTTGTTGTCAAAATTAAATGATCAGGAGTGCATTTTATTATACCTTTATCAGTTTCTATCTGAATTATCTCAGCATTTTCTCGTGTTTTTCTTACATCAAAGAATTCACTCACTGTTTTAATTTGATTTTCTTCATCATAACAATAAACTTTTCCTTCTTTACCTACTAAATCTTTTATTGGTATTAAACCATCTATTGTATGAATTAATGTATCACCTGTTAAACAGTGGTTGTTTTTATCTAAAGGCTTTTCACCTAAATTTTTATTTTTATTTCTTTCTTCTAAAGTAGGATATCTATATTCACAACCCTCTTTTAGTGTATATTTTAAATCATTAAAAAATATTAACAAACCATCATGCATCATATTTTTTACTCTCTGTATCCCATCTTCTATATTATTTATTGCTTTCTTTGTCACAATACCATGTTCTAATTGTAATTGCATTTTATAAGTCCTTCCTGTTGTTTTACTTCTTTTATCTGCTGATGGATCTATTAATGGCATATGTAAACAGCCTTGAGGTATGTCAGAAGTCATCTTTTTAAAAGCTATTGCTACTTGTGACAATACTTGATCAGTTTTATAAAATTCTCTATAAAAATATATTTTACCTGTTATTGGATCTCTTGCACCTAATAATATAGCTGCAGGATCATTAATCCCCAATGTGTTATCGTAAAGGTTTTTTATCCTCTACTTCTTATAGTTTCCTATAAGTTCAGCATATCTTTTCACTTTGCTATAAGTGTCGCTGCCTCGTGGTGGGATTATATCTTTTCACCCACTATGCGTTGCGGCTGGACTTACTAAGTAAGTCCTTCACCTCTGATTAGCATATCATTTCTGACTTAGCCTTCCAGTTTTTTTCAGCGAAGTTTCATAAACTATATATTTTTCCAAGTTCTTTTCCTGTTAATAGCATATAGTCTAAGCCCCAGTTATATTTAGGGTCATGTGCTATGTATCTTTCCCAATTTGCAGGTATTTCAAATGGTTCACATGTATATTTTAATATATCTGGATAAACAGCACCTTCTGCATATTCTATAATACAGTCAACATAAAGTCTTGCCTGTTCAGGTGTTAATGAATTTATTACAGATTGAACAAATCCTGGTGGTAAATATGGATTATCTCTTGAACTAGATAAAAATGCAGCTAAATCAGGGTTCTTATTCGTAACTCTTTTTTCATACATTGCTACTGTTTTTTCTATAGATTTACTTCCCATTATCTTATCTGCTGTAAATAATAGTTCTCTTATAAATCCTTGTGATGGATTGGAACATATTACTCCAACAAAATGTGATATTCCATTTATTATACCATGTGTATTTCTCAATCTTCGTATACATTCTTGTAATATTTTCTGATTTACTCCTGATGCTTCTTCTATATAGAATGCTGTTATATTCATTGATCTGAATTTTTCTTCATCATCTGATGCAAAACCTGTTATTACATGTCCATTATTTAATCTTATTTCAATATCTGCTTTAGTATTTGTCCATTTTTCAACAAATTTCCTAGGTAAATACTCATCAAATATTGGCATTATTGCTTTACTTAACTGTTTTAAAGTTTGTGCTAACATTACTGTTTGTCCATAAGGAACGCTTAATGCATGGTTTATTATCTCCATTACACCAGCATTTGATTTAGCTGATCCCATCATTAATATTATCCTAAAGGCTCTTTATCCTTTAGTTCTGTAATTTCTTCTCATAGTATCTATCCCAAATTTTTTTATGATTACCTTTGTATTCTAAAAACTCTTTACTAAAAGTTCCCATTTTTAAGGCATATTCATAATTTTCTCTATTAGTCACCCATTCTAGATTACTTTTATTATTGTTTGCTTTATTCAAATCAATATGATTAATTTGGGGTAAATTATCTGGATTTGGTATGAAATATTTACCAACTAACCTATGTATTTTAAACTTTTTTCTACCAATTTCTATATACTGATAACCTTTATGGTCTGTTTGAGGCTTAAGTAATTTCTTTGTAAAAGAACTATAAACCTCCCCATTATCAGATATATAATATTGTCCTTTTGTTGGTATTTTTCCTATTTCATTCATCAATTTCCAAGAACTATTTTCATTCATTTACAACGCCTCCCATCCTAAATTATATAGGGCGTAGGGTGTTGTGTCAAGGATTATATTTACAGTTTAGACTATATCTTCACATTACTGTGTCGGGCACTCGTGGTAACTTCATCACTGTTCTAGTGGTATGTTACTAGTCGTTGGACTTTCACAGTATCCCTACTGTGCTTAGCTGCTGATTGTCTATCCCTAGATTTCCCAGCAATTCACCCGATTACGAGGCTATGGGTTATTTAACCTCCTAACATAAGTTTTATTTTATGTTTATCTTTATGCATATCTAGCTGATGTGGGAGTGGTATATAGTGTATATATGCTGCATCACATGCATCACAATACCCATATTTATGTGATCCTTGTTTATTTATTGTTATTTTTCCTGCTCCACAATATGGACATTTATATACTAAAAAAGTGTTATCCTCCGATAACTTCTCCAAACGCTCACCTCCTTTAATACTGCACCATCACTAGGTATATGAAAAATCTTATTCAAAGAAAATAAGTAGGAAGATCTAGTGATGATGCACTACTAAGGAAGTAGTGCTTGTAATCGTTTCAATAGTTTCTGAGTTGAAAGGAAGTGAAATGGGGCTTATTACTATATTTAAGCAGATTTCTCATTCTGCACCCTCATAAATATCAGGTATCCTTATTATACATATATTTTTATTATTCTCAGAGTTTTCTTGCTCTTCTATATTTCTTATTAATTGCAACGAATCTCTTTTATTTCGTGCTACTGGATTCGCTAAATTATCCTCAGCTGCTGCTTTTAATAGTGTCCTTTTATGTTTATTTACATATACACTTACTATCTTATCATTTAAAAAGTCATTCCAATCATCTACACTTATATCAGGATAACTTTTATTTAACTCAAACTGATTCTTAAATATATTATCATGTAAATCTTTTAAATAATATTCTGCTATTTTTATATATTTCTCTTTTACTTCTGGTGTTAAATGTGCTGCTTCATTTAGTGACACATTTAGTGGATCAGGTGCTTCATTTTTACGTTTCTCAACTTCTATCTTACCAAGCTGCACAGCTTCTTTATATTTACTGCTATCTCTTCCAAATATAGCCTCAATTTCCTGCTCACTCATATTACTATCACCTAATGTAATAGTATCATTTTTTATATGATTTGTCAATTCTTACTCTTTCTTTTACATACTCTTCTTTTATTAATGGTTTATGATTCTTTAATCTATCCCCACAATGCTCTTTTTCAAAATATTCTAGTAATACTCTTATTCGTTTTAAATTATCTATATCTAACTTACCTTTTATATTCTCATCTATTAATTCTGATGTTACTAAATAAAATATCTCTTTATCTATATTTTCTATTCTATGTAAATACTCATGTGCTGTCGATTGTTTTAATATTACGCCATTCCATTTTAAATAACCTTCACTCGGTATATGTAATTCTTTACAATCTCTTCTTGCTATTATCGTATGATGAAAACTTAACTCCTCTTTCTTTCTAAAGTAATATCCCATGAAGTCATATTTTAATTTCTTTAGTCTGAACTCCTGTATCAGTCTTTCTGTTATTTGCTTCATACTCTCACCCTTTTTATTATACCATATTTTGAGCATAAAAAAACAACCCTAAATAATAGATACTGTTGTGGTAGTGACGACTACTTTTACACAATTGAACACTTATTAGTGTTTTGTTTGCAATACTCAACTAAACTCTTTTGGCAGATTTCACATCACTTGGCCTTTGTGTTCTAGTGAATTATGAGTCATATTAACCTTTAACTGCCAACACACGACTTTTTATATATTTACTCAATATGCCCGCAAGTAAATTATATCATATTAATTTTTTTATTTCAAGATGTAAGAGAGCGAGAGTTACTAATATAATATACACACCAGAGCACCTTACCCCGAAATAGAACAATTTCAACCCCACCCCCAGGGCTAAAAAGACACAAGCCCCAAAAAATAACAACAACCTAATAACATGATTTATGGCTTTCAACTTTCAAAATTTACTTTACACCTGCTTTACAGTTACTTTACACCTGCTTTACAGTCATTTTATACTCATTTTAATAAACTTAAAAATTTTAGAAAAATATAGGCACATATATGTTCGATGCTAGGTTGCATCTACTAGTATAGTAAAAAGCGCTATATTGAAAATTTCAAAACTGAGAGGCTGAAAACATCAAAAAATAGCGTTTTAATTTTCTTTAAATTTTAAATGTATATAGTTTTCATCTACTAGGTAAGTCACAAGAGAGTTTAACTTACGTATAATACATATACTCTATGAAAAAAAAAAT